AACATCATAAGCCTTCCCATCTTTCATTTTAAATTTAATATGAGAAATGCCAAGATGCATATCCTTTGTTAATTTACTCCTTATAGTTTCTCCTTTTTCATTTTCATATGCATAATTAAAAGGCGTCATACTACGTAAAGTAAAGTCTTTTGGCTCTAAATTATTTGTATTAATGGAATCTAAAGATTTAATTTCATCTGCGACTTTTTGAACATTAGCCTGCTCTTGATAAGCATCATATAATTCATCTGATCTAACCCAAGCAGGAGTTTTACCATCTGATAAAAGTATTTCAACAAATTTCACACCTTTTTGTAGTTTACCAGATTTTTTATTATTCGTACTTAAAACTTTAGTTGTTGTTCTTCCAGTAAGTTCAAAAGGTGTATTAGCGTCAAATTTTTCAGCGGCAATTAATTGTGTGTATTTTTTCCCATTTTTTAATTTTTGATTATCTTTAAATGTATAAGCAGTAAAGGGGCCATGAGATTCTTGTTTTTCATTTACTTTATAATCTTCACTTACATTACTTGCCGCAGTTTTAAAATGAGTTAAAACATTTTCACCAATTAAATTTCCTTCTTCATCAAATTTATTTTCATCATTTAAATATTCGTCTATAAACGCCTCTTTTATTTCATCTTGATGTTCTATAAAGGTTTTATCATTTACAATTGTTGAATCAGGGTGCTCTTTCTTTTCATTTAATACAATATTATCAAACACTGTACTAGCAGCCGCATAATCTTCATTATATTTATCAGAAGTTTTAAGAGAAGAGTTAACTAAAGCACCCATAGTATCATTACCAGCTTTTATTGCCGCTTCTTTTCCAGCATCATCAGCCTCTTTTTCAGACTTTCCTGCTTTAATTGCGGCATCATAAGCTTCATGATATGCTGCTAAACTGGCTGCCTTAGCTCTTTCTTTGTGAGCAGCAGTATCTGTATCACCAAGATATTTATTAGATTTATTTAAATAATCTGCATATTCTTTATTTGAATTTTGTTCTTTTTCAATTTGTGTCCACAAATCTTCATCAGCATTCTTATCTTCTCTAAACTCAGTCCATTCTTGGAAACGCTCCGTAAAATCTGTTAAATCCTCACCATTTTGTAAAGCTGAATTTTCACGATACTCTTTACTCCAAGCCAAAATCATCGCCGCTACGTCGCTAGCAGTGGTGTTTGTATCGTTCATAATCTGCCGCACTTCAATCCATAGTAGCCCATTCTCTTTCTGATATTCCAAATTCTTTGTCATTAAATCAATTTGAGTGTCTAACTTTTCAATTTGTTTATCAGAAGCCTCTTGAATGGCATCTATTTGACTTTGTTGTGCGTCAAAATAAGCATCTTTTTGCTTACTAGCAATTTGATCTTGTAGCGATTTAATTTGAGAAGCGGAACCACCAGAACGTTGTAAAATGGCTAATTGACGTTGTAATTTAGTTAACTCATTACCGGCTTGATTCTTTTCATACATTTCACGCTCTTTGGATAAAGAATCATTTAAGCCATCCAAGAATTTGCTTGAAGCCTCATCAAGAGCATCGCGCTCATCTTGCAATCTATCAATTTCAGCCTGCTCTCTATCCTCAATAGCCTTAACTAAATCTTGTTCAATAGAAAGCTCATTATCAACCATAGCCTGAATAAGCTCGTTTTGCTTGGTCTGATTTTCAATTACTTTTTCAAGTTGCTCATGATAACTATCATATAAACTATCTAATTCATCACGCCAACCATCTACGCGGTCCCAGAAGTTTTCCATCATTTGGACATATAAATCGTTATCTTTATCCTTTTTATTAAATTTACTTAATTTCAGATTAGAATTAATACTTTTAGCAACCTTTGTACCATCATCATTATATAATAAATCACTAATATTAAATCCAACAGATTGTAAATATTTTAATTGCGCTTTTGCTGTTGCTGCGTTATCTTTAGCTTGTCCTTTTACATCACGGCGTGTTAAGTTTTCAAGAATATCAAGGCCTACCCCAGAACCAGGTTGATCTTCGCCAACATATTGTTGTAAACCATATTCATCATAAGTAAAGATTTTGCCATAAGAAGACTCAGCTAATTCTTTTCTCTTATTATCATACCAACTCTTTTGTAAGTCAGCTAATTTTTGATTACGTACAATTTCTTGGTCTAATAACTTTAAGCGGTCTTTTTGCGTCTTATAAATTAGCTCACCATTAGCAACTCTATCACTTTCATATTGGCTTTGATATTTTTCTTGTTCCGTGATATGCATCTCAATATGCTCAATCTGACGTAACCAGTTATACCAGCGTTGAATATCAGCAGTAGTGGTTTTTGGCTGATCTTTATCATCCTTACCGCCTCCGCCACCGCCGCCACCGCCGCCTTTACCACCGCGACCGGCTTGAGAGCCTAAATCTTTGGCTGATGCGTCAAGCATTCGCTGCCACATTGCACGTATTTGCTTTAATGCTGAAAGTGCAGCAGAAGCGCTTGCTAAAGCGGGACCGGTTGCATCACCTTTGGCTTTAGAATCAGACAATTTAAATTTATGTGAAGTTGGATCTACAGTAACCGAAGCAATTATTTCTTCACTGATTTTTTCCGTTGGAGGAGTTGGCGGATTATTAGGATTTGGCTCGTCTCCAAAACGGGCGGGTCCAAATTTTCCACCTTTAGCAAAAGAAATAGCATTACTAACTGTAGTGGTAGGCTTTCCTCTACTACCTATAGCTCCATTATTTAATAATTTTTTAGTCTGTTTATGATTAAATACAATAGAATCTTTAGCTAAATTAACAAACTCAGCGCCATTTTCACCAACAACATAATAATGTCCATTAGTTACTACCATTTCTGGTCCAAGTTCACCCATTAATGTACGAGTACCTGTAGCAAAAGCGTTGCCGCCGAAAGTACCCTTAGCACTACTTTTTTGTGTTGTGTATTTTAATGTTACTTGCTTATTAATATCTGGTATAGTTTTAATATTTTTAGCAATGGAATTGATATTAGAAGCCGCGCCGCTAAATTTTGTAGAAATTGTGTTGAGAGCATTAATAATAGTATCCTTAGTTGAAGTAATCTGAGTAGCAGTTATTCCATCTAAAGCGCTTTGGGCTTGAGATACGGCATTAGTAAATTGCGAAACATCTAAAGATACGTTTACTTTTTGTTCAGCAGGAGCGGTATTGGTATTATTATTAGAATTTTTCTCTTTTCCGTCTGATTTATTATCTTTATCTCCGCTATTATCAGTAGGAGTTGCCGTTCCAATAGTAACGTTTGTAGCAGTTAAATTAACGCTATCAGAAGAAAGAGTAGGATTATCTGTTTCAATAGTTACAGTAGAAGCATTTGAAGCTGTAATTTCTGCGCCCTCAGCCTCTACTTTATCAGTTTTAATTTCTGAATCATTTTGCATGGCAGGGGTTGGGGTTGAAGTAGTTGAAGTATTTGGGAAAAGATTAGCTGGATCTAAATTTAATAATGCTAATAATTCTGGTGGAAATTCTAATTCACTTAATGTGCTTTTTACTTCTTCAGTTGCTCCACCAGCTTGCGATATTGAAGCACATAAATTATCCCAGCTTTCTTGTAAAGCAGATATATTTTCACCTTTTCCATATTCACTTTGTACTTTTTCATAAGCTTGTTGAATGGTGCCTAGTGTACCGGTATCGCCCCAAAAACCATCATTAATAAACTTTTCTTGAGAAGGAAATTTTGGTAATTCCCCAGGAGTAAAAGTAGAGGGCTGTCCATCACTACCAGTATCCTCTGGAGGATTTTGTTCAATTTTCACATTCTTCGGCTTCAATATTAATTCATTAACAACCTGTGTCAAAGATTCAATAGGTTCTAATTCAATATCAATATTTACTTTTTGTACTTCAATATCAATATTTGCTTTTTGAGGAAGATTTTTAACTTCTCCTTCACTATTACTTTGTTCTACAATTTTATCAACAACTTGGTCTATTGTTGTAAAAGTGCCATCTATTCCAGCAATAGTATATGCTCCACCAGCTCCAACAGTAATAGTATAATCAATACCATTAACATTAATTGGAATTTGTGGATTAGGTACGCCATTAGCATTAGTAACGGGATCTAACTGTGTAGGAACAGCAGAAATAATATCGTTTATCTTGGTTTTCTTCCAAGTATTTAACCAGGCACCAACATCCATAACATTTGGTATTGTTACTCCATCAGGAGTAGTAACATTATATTTACCTTCTCCATCCCTAGTAATTACAATGCCATAAGTTACACCATTAATAGTTACTGTTTCTACTATAGGGGGTTGTAACTCTTGTCCTTCTTCACTATTTGTATTATAAAGAGAGCGTGTTACTAGAATTCCTTGTGCTTTAGTCCATCTATTAATTGAATCTTGAATATCCGTTACATTATAATTCATTTGCCCGTCGGGAAATTCTATTGTATATTTACCTTCACCATTATCTGCAATCTTAATACCATATAACACACCATTAATTTCTACAGAACGATTTAAAGCAGGTAATGGATCTGACTCACTTTCTTTAGTAATAGCTAAAGTAGCTCCAAGCATTTGAGTATTTAAGAAATCTTGTATACAAGCATTTGGATTTTGAGTTAATATAGGTGAAGATAAAGTTGGCACTTTTACATTAAACCAACCATTTCCAAGATCACTAACTTCAATGTTAAATTCTGCCCCAGGAATTTCAACCTTTTTAGTTATAGTGTTTAATTGCTCTGGTTCAGGAGATTTAATAGTATTAGTTATTTCATTTGTTTGCTCATTTAACCAACTTTGCACGGTAGCATTCACGTCTGCTGTTGATAATTCTCCCAACCCGGGAAGATCAACAGTATAATTTCCATTACCTTGATCCGTAACTTTTATGGTATATTGAACCGATGTGCTTCCATCCGCAGATAAAACAGGAGGAGTAGTAATTGTATATTTTTTAGTATCAATTCCCAGACTAGCAAAATGAGTGTTTATTTTACTTTGTAAATCAACACTAGGAGCATCTCCTTTCCCATAAGTATAATTTATTTGTCCATCAGATACAGTAACAGTATAATTAGTTACGCCATTAGTCGCGGCAGTGACAGTAAGTCCATCAGGAATAGAAACTTCTTCATTTTCTCCTAAATTTAACTGTTGCTTATAATAATACATCCAAGAACGCCAAGCACTATCAAGATCAGGATAATTTAAACAAGCAATACCAGCACCACTAACTGAAGCACCAGAAGGACTAACAGAAGCGTTTACTTCTGCGGGAACACTAACATTTAAAGTACTAACATCAGCATCAACATTTTCTTCTTTTCCACTAGTAACATCACCAGTAAATGCATCATGTATCGCTGTTCCTAACGCCTCAGCAATTTTTTCAGCTAGACCTGCATTATCTAAAGCATCTGTAATGCCTTGTGCTATATTAGCTACAGTGTTTTCATCAATGCCAACAGCTTCTCTAGTTTTTCGTTTTAATGTCTCAACATCTAATTGTTTACCATTAGTATCAATTTCAATATTTTCGCCATTACCAAAATCAAGATTCCAATGATATTTACCATTTTTAAATTCAGGAGTAGCATCTTCTATTGCTTTTTGTAATTGGTCATCTGTCTTTCCATTAATTGTTTTATTAGCTTCTGCAGGATCTTTAAAATCTATTTTAGTTGTTTGCTCTAATAAATAACCTTTTTCAATTAAAATCTCATCATCATCTTTACCTTTATATTGCTTTGGATGAGTTGATTTTAAATATTCTAAATATTTTCCTATAGCTTCTTCTATAGAGCCTGCTGATGTTAAGTAATCACCAAAATTATACCAAGTTGATCCATCATTAGCTACTATATTAATAATCTGTTTTGAACCATAGGTAGTTTCAAATGTAAAAGCAGTATTATTACTATCTTCGGCCTTAACAGTAGTTCCACCTAATTTTTTTGCTTTAGTTATTGCTGCTTCATAATCTTCAATTTGTTTACTCCATCCTTCAGGATTATCTTTATCTAAAGTAATAGAGCCACCATCTGAACCATGATATACGGCACCGATTATTTTACCATTTTTATCATAATCAAAGCCAATATTTTCCCAATATTTAACCGTTTGATTAGTAATTTTATCTCCAGCAAATTTTTCAAAATAACCTTTTTCTTTTCCTTTTAATCCTAACAATTTTTCGACGGAAGCATATAAAGATTTTTCTTTTTTTCCAGCACTCTTATCAATATTTAATCCTTCTTCTACATTCTGTAATTGTTTAATAATTTCTTCAGCATCTTTTACTTGTATTTTTTTATCTTTGGCCCATTGTTTAAATTCATCACTATCTGTTTTTGCATCTTTCGGTACTTTTAATAAATCATAAATAGATTCGCCAACACTTACGGTTTTTCCCGCCCAAAAACGATTAACTAAGTTTTGAATTTGATAAGAAACATCAGCAATATTACCTGATTCAAAATCTAAAGTTCTTAAACTACTTAAAAATTCAACAACTTTTATTTTACCCTCTTCACTTTCTGAAGCCAAATCTTCCAAAGCTTTCCGTAATGATACGCCACCAATTTCAATACCACCACAAGCATTTTCAACATAGTCAAGCCAAGTATTAACATCATCATCAAATTCTGGACCACCATCTTTAAAAATTTCACCCATGTCAAAAATGCCGTCTTTATTAGTATCAATATTTTCCATCGCGACAATGGCTTCAAGCATATTAATAGCCGCATCAAGCATTTTAATTTGTGATTTTGCCATGACTTTAATTCCATCATCAAAATCACCAGTCATATCAGATGCCCCTACTTTAAATCCAGCACCTATATTTTTAAGTGAAACTTTTACGCCTTCACCATCAATATTTTTTAGAGCGCCCATACCAGCTTCAATTAAACGGGCGGCATCTTCTGCGCTCCCACTTAATTTTTGGCCCATAAACGTAAGGGTTTGCCCGCTGGTCGCGGCCATATTATTCATTTCATTTACAATATTGTAAAAATCTTGAATCTCCATATAACCAGATTTTGAAGCTTTATTCATCGCCTTAAAAGCTTCGCCTGTAGCATCCCAATAACTAATAGGATTAGCCATACCATTAGGCAAAGAACGACTCATAAAATCAAAATCTTTATTATCTGTAGAAGAACGTACACGATAAATTTCTTGTGCAACTTTTAATTCGGCCTCATATTCTTGACGACGAGCATCGTTTACAGGTAATTTACCAATTTCCCGTTGTAAATCAGCTATTCGTTTTGAAATTGTGGAAATACTTGTATAATTTTCATTTGTTTCTTCTAATGACTTAGCTAAAGATTCAAGAGTTATTTTAGAACTTACATTATCAATTTGCTTTAACGTATTATATACTTCAATAGCTTTTTGTTGACTTAATTCTAAACCGTCTACGGTACGAGTAAAATCATCCAATTCTAAATCTATATTAAATTGTTTTAAACTAGCAATTAAATTATCTCTACCAGCATAATCTAATTTACCTTCAAGTCCTTTGCCAATATCATCAGCAATAGAAGAAAGAAAATTTTGAATACTATCCGCTAATATTTGTAAACCATTATCAATTTGACTTAAATCTATTTTACTTAAATCAACGGCATATTGTCCTAACTGTTCATTATATTCACCAAGAATAGTATTAATTTCAATTCCCAAAGCATCAGCTAAAGATTGAATATCACTTAAATCTCCAAGCCCCTTATTTTTAGAAAGCATTGTAATGTTTTTTAAAGCATCAGAAGCACCTTTAGTTTTTTGAGTATCTTTCTCAATAGCTTGAACCATTAGAGCGTTTTGTTCTTCAATAGTATATTTTCCTAATTCTATAATTCGACTAACAAAGTCTTTATAAGAACCACCTAAATCAATGGATACATTATCAATTAAACCTTCATAATCTTCTAAATGAATGTTATCAAATCCTTTTTCTAATACATCAGATATTAAGGTCTTATAAGCATTACTGATTTGTTCTTTCATTGGTTTTAATTGATCATAAGTAAAGCCTTCTATAGATTCACCACGCATAACTTTAAATAAATCAACATCAAACCAATTTTGACCCCATTCATCATATTTTTCAGTAGTGACCCCCTCATTAGCCGCTTTTATTCTTTTTAAATATTCTTGATAATTGCCTGCGCCTAATGCTTCTTGTCCAGGCAAATACATATGAAGAAAAGTAGCAACTTCAATACCAGTTTCTAATTGAGCATTTAATGCGGCTTGCAAGGCTTCAATTGTAACATTACTTTCTGAAAAAACTTCAGCAAATTTTGTTGCATTTAATTGAAATTGATTATCATTAATTTGAGTAGTAAGGCCCATAGATTGTAAAACAGCAAAACCTTCTTGAAACTGATTAATATTAAAAATTTTTTCAGCTAATTCATCTGGTTTAGTATTATTATAAAATTCAAATAATTGACCTAATTGATTATCAATATTATTTTCGTTACTATTTAATCCATTAATTCTATTCTGAATAGCTTGTAATTCAGCATCATTTTCTGCTAAAACAGCTTTAATATATCTTTCTCTAACATTTTCAAGTCCATCTACCATAGATTCTAAATAAAATTTACCATTTTTTTGTTTTAGATCTTGTAAACTGACTTGAACTCCACCATCCGCATTAATTTTTTCTAATGCTTTTACTGCATCAGATAAAGAAAGCCCTTTAGAAATATCTTTAATAGATTTTTCTACATCTTCAGCATTAGATACAATTTCTTGAGTATAAGATTGTATTGCTAATGGAATATTATATATTAAATGTTCCTTTAAGCCACGTAATGCTTGTTGAAGTTTTTCTGTACCCTGTATATTTTCTATTTCTTTTAAAATTGATTCTACTCCACTAACAGTCTTAAGATCATATTGCTTTAAAATTTCTCCAACATTTATTCGTGAACTTAAAGATAATTCTTCTAGAGGTTCAATTATATCACTTATATCATTTAAAATATTATTTGCCGCCGTACTAAATCCATCAGAAGCATAATCTTTAGCTAAATTAATAGCAGAAGAAATCCAGTTAGCTAAATCTCTAGAAATAATATCTTGAGCATAAGTAATTTCACCATAAATATTTTCATAATCAATATCTGTATCTTTAAAATTACTATCTAATTGTTTATATAAATTTTCTACATTACCACTTAATCCAAAATTCTGCTCATAATATGCTTTAACTGCATCAACTAATTTAGGAGCCGCAGTGCCAAATTCTTCTTCAAAATCTTTAATAGTATATTGATTGCGATTTTTAAACATATCAACAAACTTTATTGCATCAACAGGAGATAATTGTTCGTATGCATTAGCAACGGCTTCAAAATCAGTTTTTATTTGATCACTATTTATGTATTCCTTATATTCTTCATTTGATAACTCTTGTGTTTGTTGTACTAAATATGCTGCAAAAATAGCATTTGCTTCATCAATATTTTTAAATGTTTCTTGTCGTTCATTTTTATAATCATTAATTTTGGCAGAAAGTTCTACTTTTTTAGTAGATTCTAAAACTTCATCATATTTATCAATATTATCTTGATTTTTACGATATTCCTCTCCCCATGCCATAAAACTTTCAAAAGCTTTAGATATTTTTTCTTGCATATCTAAAGGAGCAGAAGAAATATCATTAAAAATACTACGAACTGCATTATCAAATGCGTCAGTTCCTTTTAATTCTTCTAATTTTCTAATTTGTTCACCATACTTTTGTATATCTTGATCTAAAACTATAGATTGTTTTTCAGTCCCTTTTTGAAAATCTATATATTCTTTTACTATTTTGTCCCATTCTTTATATTCATTTTCTTCCGCAGGCAAAGAAGATTCTAATTCTTCTAAATTTACACTATAGGATTTATTATCAGCACTAGTTTTTATTCCTTGACGTTTATCACTGGCAAGTTTAGCTAAAAGCGTATCTTCCCAAGTTTGTCCTGCAGTTCGTACATCAGATTGACCAGCTTTCATAAAAGCTTTTTGTAAAACGCCCTCTAAACTATCGGCCTTTTGAATAAATGGGGTAAAAAGACCTTCATGATCTTCTATAGGAGATCCCAACGCTGAAAAATCTTGCTCTTCAATATTAGACTCTTTTGTTTCAATCGCTGTTGTCAATTTATCCTGTGCTGCCTGTCGTTCTGCTTCCGCTGCGGCTAAAGTCGCTTCTGCAGCTGCTTTGCGTGCTTTCTCTAGTTCATAATCTAAATTAGTAGCCTCAATAGTAGCATTACCCGCTTCATCTAATCCAGTAATTAATTGTGGATATTTATCAGCTAATTCATCAACCGCAGTTTGATATTCTTCCGCGGCTTCAGCACTATCATAACGAGCATTTTCTAATTCTCTTAATTTATTAACTGAACGATCTAATATATTATAATTAGCTTTTTCTTCTTTTGCTTTATTTCCTAATTCTTCTGCAGTTTTTGATAATCTCTCTGCTCGTTCTTCAGCATTTTCATAAGCTAAATCTATACCATTAATTATTTGAGTTACTCCACCTAATATCATTGGAGCCGCTTTAGCCCAAGCTAGTGGACCGCCACCAATTGCACCCGCAATACCTAAACCAGTTTGTAATAAACCACCCATTCCAGTAAAGGTGCCGGCCAAACGTCTGCCAGATTCAGTTGTTTTATCTATCATCATTCCAAGTGTTACAAAAGCACGTGAAAGATTTAAAACGCCCTGATATGCAGCGCTATTTTTATTAGTTAAAGCATTTCTAAAATTTTCCCATTTAGAAGTACTTTGTTCTGTTTGTTGATCAGTGTGCACCAGTTCTTGACGCACTTTTTCCATTGCTGTTTGAAAAGAAGATACATCTGAAATATTTGCTTTTAAAGCATCAAATTTTGCTTGTTGTTCATCTGTAAATAGTCCTGTAATATTTTGAATTTCATTTAATCTATCAGCAAACTCTTGTCGTAATTCATCTGAGTTCATAGTGCCAGCTAAATTTACACCGCCAAGACCAAGACCTTTATTAATAATAGTATCAATTTGTCCAGATTGATAATTATTACCACTAGGTTTAGTATTAGTTTGTGTAGCTCCAGCTTTAGCGGCATTAGCAACTTCTTGGCCAGCTTGTTGAGCGTTAGAAACACCGCCCTTGATCTCATTAATAAATTGCATTACCCAAGAATGCCCAGCTTGCTGTCCGCCATTCCCCAATGTAGAAACAGCTTGTGCGGTCATTTGATTCCAAATACCAGCCACATCACTTAAAGCAGACATTAAAAATGATTTAATTAGCCCAACAATATTAGATATAGCAGCAATAGCGCCAATTGGAATTTTACCAAAAGCTTTAGGTAAACTATTTAATGTATCAACATAGCTTCTAATACCATCTAATGCGCCCTTCCATACTCCTTCCGCGCCAAGAGTAGTATAAAATTGCTGTGCTGCAACTTGTACCTGATTCATTTTAGATTCAATAGAATCCATCGCTTTCAAAGCTTGAATAGTACCAACATCCTCACTATTAGCGGCGGTTTCCATATTCTCTCTTAATAAATCACCATTAGAAACTAAAGCCAAGAAACGAGATTGTTGTCTATTACCGGCAAATTGAGTCGCAATATAACGTTGTTGTGTGCTATCTAATGTATCCCATTTTTCAGATAATTCAACAATAACATCTGTAAAATCACGGAATTGATGATCTGCAGTTTGCATTGTAATACCAACAGATTGTAAAGCAGCATCTACCTTGTTGAAACTCATTGCTTCGCCTTCAGAATCTAATAATTTCTGTGGGTCCTTAGTTAATTCGCCATAACGAGAAGCAATAGACTTCATAGCAGAACCAATATTAGTAGCAGATTCACGAGTAACCGCTACCATAGTAGCAATCATAGCAGAAGTTTCTTGGAATGTAGAACCTACTGATTCCATAGAAGAAGCAGTTTTACTCATAGCAACTGCGAGTTCTTCTTGTGATACAGCCGTATTCGCGGCTAAATTACTATAAACGTCAACAACAGTAGAGGCTTCTTTCATCTCCATCTTAAAGCCGCGAAGTGCTGTTGTCATATAGTCAGTAGATTTAGCATAATCCAAGCCAGAAACTTTTGATAACTTCAAAGTTTCTTCAGTTAAGGTCATAACATCACTAGTCTCCAAACCTTGCTGATAATAAATCTTTGAAATATCATAAGCACCTTGAATAGTAGTACCAAACTTTTGCGCTAAAGCACTATAAGCATCAACTTGTTTCCATAAATCAGCAGTACTCATATCAGTAACAATTGAAATACCATTCATAGTAGCATCCAATTGCTTAATATGATTCATAGCATCTTTAACTGCACGTTTAGTTAAATTTAAAACCTGATTAAATCCCATGAAATTAGTTATGGCCATTTTCATAGAATTAAATGTTGCTTGTTGTTTTTGTAATCTTAACCACTGGGAGTTTGCTTGACTTAATTGTTGTTTAAAACTTTCTAATTGAGAATTTAATCCACCAAAAGCATTTTGTGTAGCAACTGCTCCACGAACACCGCCCTCACATTTTTGTTGAAAATCTGCAATTGCTTGATTAACTAATTTTTGTTTTTCTGCTAAATCTAAATCCTTATTAGATAAAGCGTCTAATAAAGGAGCTAATCTGGTCATAACCGCTACTGCATTTTCATAATTTTGACTTGCAGCAGTAAAATCTAAACCAGCCTGTGGTAATTTTTTATTTGCTTTTTCTGCGGCAACTTTTTGTGGGTCAAAAAAATCTGCTTGGGCTAATTTTGCCCTTATATCTTTTGCCGATAATCCAGTTAATTCATCAATTTGAGCGGGTGTTAATTGAAATTCGCCCCTTAAATACTCAAGAAACTGTTGTTGAATTTCTCCTTTTTTTAATCCGCCACCAGTCTTAAAACTAAAAACGCCCGCTTTATTTGTTTGAAAGAATTTGTCATAAACATCTTTTCCCAAACCCTGTTCTGAAATTACTCCGTTTTGTGAAGCCTTATCAATCTTTTCTCCTAATGCGGCGGCCTTTTTAAACTCTGTTAATTCAGAAGTGGCATTAGCCAAAGTTCTTCCTAATGCATCGGTTTTAGATTGTACGTTTTTAACTATTTCATCAAAACTTTTATTAAGTAAATTAGGATTTATTCCTTCTATAAATTTTTTATTAAAATCATCACTTAAAAACTGATTTTTTAAATCATCTTTAAAGATGGCAAATTCTTCTTTTATTTTTTTTAATTGGTTATTAAAACCATCTAATTGGGCAATTTGACTATTATCTAATTTTAAATCAGAAAACTTTATTCTCTCAACAGCTAATTTTGCTCTGTCTAATGATTCTTCTAATTTTGCTACGGTTTTTTCTGTTTGATTAAATTGCCCTTGTGAACCAAAAGGCTTATTAGTTTGAAGCCGTAATCTATCCATATTACTAGTAATATTACTAATAATTTTTTGTAAATCTTTAAAACCACTACTATTAGGCTGTAATTTATCTAATACTCGTTGTAGTTCTGCCACGGAAGACTGCATAGCTTGCAATCTTACGCCAACATCCACAGTAATTTCTGGCATTTATCTCACCTCTCCCTTTACACCAAATAAAAAAGAGCCACTTCCCTACACCTAGGAAGTGGCTCATATTTCTGCATCAATATCTTGATTAAGACGTGTTATTCTCACTATTAAATTATTACTATCTTCCGTTTTTTCTGGCAGCCCAATGATATTAAAAACGGATGTAGTTGGATCAGCCCTTTCTCCCAAGCGCAAGTTAATATCACTCACAACTCTTACTTTTGGCATATAAATTAAATTTGTATAATTTAAGCCATCATTTTCATCCTTGGAGTAAAACTTACCCTCAAGAGTGAACAATCCATTAAAACGTTCTTTTTGAATCAAATAAATCAACGCTTCATCCTTATACGCATAATAATAATCTATTATATATTGTTTCGCAATATCACCATCTGTGACTTCAATAAAAGGTAATGTATTACCATACACATCTTCTTTATCACAAACTTGTATATGCTTTCCATACATCTTTCGTTGAGCGACATCTCGCTCATATTCATAAATAAAGGCCTTACGCTCAGGTAATACAATACTAGGTTCATGTTTTATATAAAAACCTAGATGATGTTTAGTTTCATCTTCTGGTTCAGTTACCCAATCTAAATCAAACGGACCTTCGCGCATAGGCACATATAAACTCTCACCTTGAACCTTCTCAATCATGTTAGCGCTTAATAGTATACCCATACTTATTGAAGACACAACGCCTTCAGTAAGAGAAAACGTTACTTCTGAACGATCTTCCCAAATAACACGAGGCATATTGGACCAACCGCCTCGCGCCATTATAGGTGAATTTCGTTCAGAAAGTAACGACATATTTATATTTTCAAAATATAAAACTGGTTCTCCTTTTTCTAGGTGTCGTGAACCAAATTGCATAGGAACTTTAGCTTTTAACACAACTTCGTAAAGTTCTTTTATACCAAAGTATTGGTCTAACATGCTAAAACTCCTTATAAAAAATATAAGGGGAGATTAACTCCCCTTATAACTTATTCAGAACCTAGAGAACCCTCGTCATCACCAGAGGTAGTAGAGTCGCCAGCCGCGCCGCCGTAACGGATTAGCTTCATCATATCGCCACTATCGTCACGTAGAACATTTAGAGTCATCTCAAAGGTAGAAGGATCGCCTTCAGCCTCTAGGGTGATAGTAACTTCGGACTGAACCTTAGCCTTGTTGATAATAAACTGGAAGGCTTCGTCTTTACCAGTCTTTTGAGAACGCATGAAGGTATCACCAACAATACGATAGGTACCAGGGAAGGTGCTTGGAGAAATAGTAACTTCTACAGCAGCATCATTGGTTTTAACCTCCTCTTCCCAGAAAATACGCACATGGTCGCCCTTTGCTGCGGGAGCAGGAGTAGATAAGCCCATCGCATCATTTTTAAATTGTAAAACCTGATTATCAGACATTGTTTTGCTTGTATCACCAGTAGCAACAATTTGAGTGCGAACGCCAGCAGTAGTGCTGCCTTCTCCACCGCCATAGTTAATAAAACGAATTGGATGGCCAGCAGTAGCTACAGGAGTAAGCTTCTCTTTAGTTAAATGATCTTCAGGTCGTGGAAGAGCACCATTTTCACCGGCAATAACTTCTTCAGTATGACGAACCCATACACTCTGATCAGCTGTAGAACGCTTAATAGCACCACCAAGCATGAAACGTAAAGATTCAAGAGAAATTAAAGCATCTTCTAGGGTAACGGTAATCTCCTTACCATAGTCCCAAGAAATTAGCTTAGGATTGCCCCAACCACCAGTAGCATCGGTAGTCTCGGCAGTAGTCTCAATAGTAGAAACTTTTAGGGTATCTAGGAAAAGCACAATGTCGCCCTCATAAACATTCGCAGCAGGGTCACTTGCTAGAGCTTCAAAATAAACATTGGCAACTTCTTTAATACCATACTTATCAAAAATATTAACAGCCATGTGAGTTACCTCCTATATAAATCATGATTTATCAGAACTCGCAATGGAGCGCATCCAATGCTTGAGTTGCGATTTTTTTAATTTAGCACCAGCCAAGGCAGCCTGATTATTAATATTAAATTGATCACGCCACCCCATTCTTTTTAACTGGTCATGAAAGGCATAATATGTAATGTTCCAAATATTTTCCATATTTAAACCACAATTATCAATACATATACTGCCAATAAGATCGGAGAACTTTAAATCTGATCCTTCGCTCGCGGCCTGTTTTGCTTTAGCTTTGCGAACCTTATCTCTATTTCTTCGCATTTGTTCTTTTAATCGTCTTACCGTGGGAGGATCGTTTTTATTTATAATAATTTCTTCTCCTTCTTGTTCTATAAAATACATCCGTTTGAGGATACGTTGTAAATCATAAAACTGTTCCTCTGTTAATAAGTGTTTTTCTTCTATGGGCCCTATAATGATTTGCGCGGGATCGAGAGAAAAAACAACACTTTCGTGTGTAAAAAATCTAAAAGCATCCTTTACTGTTTGATTAATTTCAGGATCAACTGCTGTCATCATAAGAAGATATTGAAAATCAGTGAGTTCTTCCATTAAACTTGCTAATTCATTATCATCTGTTTTTTGAATAACAGGCTTTTCTGCTATTAATACACTTAGATATTTTTGAAAATTAGAATATCCTTCATCAATTATTTCTCCTAATTTTGCAGGATAAATCGCGCAAATATCTTCTAAAAATACCGGTGTCCCTCGTTGAAATTTTAAAATTTCATCATCAGTTAAATTCATTGATTTTATACCTCATTGAATATCCACCAATATAAGGCGAAAGGGTTAAATTATCTGCGCGATAAAATTGTAAATTACCAATTCCCGCAAGTGGTTTACCGTTAAACATTTGGTCTATTTCTTGCATAATTAAATATGGACGTAATGATTGGTCATTTAAAATCCACTCATCATAAGGGCAGGCAATATCAAAGCGCACGGTAGAAACTTTAAATTCAGGATTTAATTGATTAACAGTAAAGTCATCAAAAACTGAAATAACATAAGACATTTTTTCAGTGCTATCATCAAATACTTTAGGAACAATCAGTATTTGCTTATGAATTAATTCAACCCCAGATACATCGGGCTGATCTTTATTTGTAACAGGATCCTTTAATAGAAAAGGGTCCTTGGTTTGATATTTTAATAAACGGCATAATCGCTCATTTTGCATCAGTCTATTTGCTATTTTGAAAGTATTATCTCCCATTACGGCAAAGCGTCTTTGTGTATTATTTAAATCCATTTAAATCACCTACCATAATGGGATAACTTCAATTAATTTGAAGCTAGTTTTATATTCTTCATTTATTTTATAAGTACACCCTAAAATAGCATAACCCAATTTATTTTTATTATTAGCATGAACAACCCAACTATTTTTTTCTTTATTAAAATATGCTTCGCCTAAACTGCTTAATTGATATTTAGCCGCATAATTATTTAACAATTCTTCATCCTCACTAGATTCTGTTGGCACCCAAAAACTATTTTCCTTAATCGTAATATAGGTACCAGCCAATTTTGGATGTTCAAAAACAGGTAAATCGCTTACTATATGTTCATTTATTATATTAATTTCATATAATCTATAAACGCAAGTAATATCATTAATATTGCCTGTGCCATTATAAACATATTTTTCTTCATGGTCTAAACGAACCTTATCCTTACCTTCAATATATAAAGAAAATGCCGTTTGTTCTTCTGATTCACCTATTTGAATAGTCAAAGTCTGTTGTATAGTCGGGTCATTTTTTAATATAGCAGTTACATTAGTAGTACCACGCCTAATACCTATTAATTCATCATCAATCTTTTTGATAATAGTTTTATCTTCAATTACATAATCAATTTGACTTGCCTTTAAAGCGCGTTCATTTTCACCTGTTAAATAAGGTGTTCCATTTTTCATAAGAGTGAAAACGGGTTCAACATTATCACCCAAATTAAAAATTTGAGGACTTGCTTCTGGTACTATAAAACCATATCTTGCCTTTTTATCCAAATCCGCAATATTATTTATAACATCATCATAAATAGAATTAATTTTGCCTTCAGTCAAAGAAAGATAAATAACTCCGGGCACACTAGTATGGTCATATTCTACGACCGTCCAAGATTCTTCTTCTACAATGAAGTTAGTTGCGCGATCAATAGGATAACGAGGCATTAAGATTTCCGCATATTTATTAGGTTGAGGCGTAATTAGGTTGTTCCATGTGCGGAAATTCGCCTTAACTTTACTATCTAATGAACTAACAAAATAAGACCAAGATTGCTGCAAATGTCCTTGTGCATCAATCCATTTAATTAAGTAATTACACCGAATAATCCAGAATGTTTTAAAGGTGCCATTCACCTTTTTTTCCTCTTGAACTAAAATCCATTTTTCAATAGTTCCGTCATCAAGAGTCCAATTCATAATATCTCCAATTAAAAGAGGAATATTATTAGCCACCTCTAAAAACATAATCTTTTCATGTTCTTTATCCTTATTAGTAAGAATAATTCCATCAAAATAAATATTACGCTCAACAGATAAATTTCTTATTGTATGAGGAGATTCTGCTAACCATTTTTCAAACGACCGAATACCACCATTTCTGATACGTTCGGCGGTTGTTTCACCTAAATGATTAACACGAGAAAAATATACATCTCTATAATTCATTCTGTATCCCTTATATTTAATGTGCCTACCAAATTCATACACTCAAAGATAGTACGACGAAAATAATCATATGATAGGCGATGTAAGGAATTTAACTTTCCAAGCAAAGGCCAATAATTTATACAAGTTGGTCCTAGCCCTTCAAGTTCAATAATAATTGAATCCAAGAACTTTTCCCATTCCCCATTCTTTTCTTTTTCACAAAGCACACCATAAAGACGGCCCTTTAACTTATTTTTATAGCCGTCAAAAGTAATATCACAAGGCATTTTTCTTACCTGCCAACTTTTTAAATAAAAATGCTGGACGTTTTTCGCGCGAACGATCGTAAATACCTTCCGCCCGCTTTACTTCAGTTGCTATCGCAACCTCCAGCTTATTTAATTTATCCAAATGGTTTGCTTGTGAAAAATCTTTATCTGCGTAGAGCTGTCGAATATTCTCCCAACTAGCAATACAACGCTTAACCCACTCATGCTTCATATACAACGCTAATAACTGTATCTCATCATTAGTTAAATCATCAATAAATTGATAAGTCTTTAATTGCGGTGTTTCTACACCGGGGTCATCAATTGGGTCTACTTCTTCTACATCTAAACTAACGCGCGGATATTTAAACCTAAAAATAGCCATGTTTAGAAGTTCTTGCCAATCCCGCTCTACGATGGCGAGTTCTTCCTCAAGAGTCCATTCATCCGCGGTAATTCGTGCTAGAAAGGCATCATACACCTTGAGAAAGGGCGTTGCCATATATTACTTCTCCTCTGCTTGATGCTTCACGCTAATCGCCTGAATAACATCAATATCGCAGTATTTCTTAATTAGAGCGGTAAAAGCATTATCAGTAATATTATTTTCTACTACATATTGAACAATTGTATCTTTTGCCGCAGAAGGCGCAACTTGAATATATTTCGCAAAAGCAGTAATATCGCGATTATCAATCATCTTAATAATGCTATCCTTTTCTAGCACATTACTGGGTGTTTCAATAACGGCACGCGCTTCTTCAACACCGCTAATCTTAATATAACCGCCGCGAATCATATTCTGAATGCCCGGCTCATACATTAAATCTTCATACTCTTCCGGAGTAAGAGAAATAACACGATTGGGGGCAAGACTACGAGACCTCATATTACTATTTGGGGAACCTACTACAACAGTAGCAGAACTAATATTCTTTAAAGTAATTTTTGACATAATAATTCCTCCTTTAACTCTAAAAGAAAAATGGGGCGGGCGAGACTCTCACCCACCCCATTCTTATAATTAATTATCAATTATGGATGCACATCGGCATAAGCAGAAGCAATATCAGCATCTAAACTATCATTATAATCCTTCCAACCATCAGCCTCAATGCCAGCATTGTAGTAAATGCCCCAATAATTTGGAGTAGAATACATACCAACACCAACCTTAACATAAGCCTGTAGGTCAATAGAATTATCGCCCTCATGGTCATCCCACTCACGGAAATAAGGAGAGCCCTCAAACCCTAGCTTGATTAGCTTTTCCTTGCCCGCAGGAATAACATAAGCGAAAGAAGGATTCATAACTAGCTTCTCATTAGTCTCATCAGTAAAGGACTGTGGCATAACAACCACTGGGAAGCCACGGAAACGACCAATATAGCCGCGCTCACGAACTTCGAGCATGTCCTGATCGGAAATCTTAACACCATACTTATCGCCTTGAGTATAAACAATAGCATTGGTCATCTCAGCCGCAAACTCGGGAGAACAATAAATAACAGGAGAGCCATACGCAGCAACTACGTTGCAAAGCTTAACCATAGCGGCAGGATCGAAAGTAGAAGCAATAACCTTATTCTTGGAAGGACGACCAGCCTGATTCCAAGAAGCAAGTAAGCACTCCTGAACCATTTCAAAGATACGATCAGTAATACCAAGCTGGATAACTTCATAAATATCAGTTAAGCTCTCAACGCCATCAAGATAGCGCTCGAAATCAACATATCCAGCACCGCCAATAGCCTGTGGATAAACATCAAAGCGATCACGGTCTAGACGGAAGGTTTCATAATTACCAGACTCGGTAGCACGAGTAACGAACTGACGGCCACGCTGCTTACCACGGGTAACACGGAACTCTAGGCGGGAGCCCTGAGGTACACGCACAACTTCACAGAACATATCAAGAGCATTCTCGATAGACTGTGGTAGAACCTCTTCTAGGTTCTGAGATAGTAATTCAAATAAATCAATCTTATTACGCTCAAATTTATAGCGATTAATGTGGCCCTTATCGTCACATAATAACTTAACTAGCTCATCATGTAGAGCGGCTTCATAGTCATAATTCTCGGCAGCGAACTCAGCAGGAACCTTGCGGCCGAAAACACCATTCATTAAAACCTGTAGATTATTCATAGTTCGCACCTCCTATTATAGACTTACAATCTGATACTTAACGCCCTTTTCGCCGTTAGGTACAGTGTAGTATTTTACAACCTTGCCATAAGTGCCAGAGGCAGGCTTAGAAGTTGTTAGGGTAGGAACACCACTGCCAGCAGTGGCAACAACATACATTGGGGTTGTGCCGGCTTCAGCAGCCTTTAGAGCCTCTTCTAAATCAGCAAAAGTAGAATAAGTAGACTCATTATACTGTAGGCAATTAGTGGTGACGGTATCGCCTAGGCCAAAAATGCCAACGCGAGGATAATCACCAGCGACCTTGCGACCGAAGGTCTTTAGACCATAATGGAAAATATCATATTCCTTTTCAGTGGTATAAACAATACCAATTGGCTTATCAGTAGCAGCAGCTGGAGGATTAATGGCGCCAGCAGCCTTATCAGCAACTACCCACATACCATTCTCGCAAGGAGCATCCTTGGTGAAGGCTGTGCCTAGGGGAGTCTGAGAAACTACCATACCAGTCTTGGGAAAAGCAACTTGATTTAGCTCAAGACTAGCATACTCTTGTAGTGGAAATCTAGTCATAATTATTTCCCTCCTTAATTTTTACGATACTTTTTCATAAGTAAAGCGAATTGTGATTCTTCGGGTTCTGGTAGCGGTACTTTCTTAGCCTCCGCGCCCGCGATCTTCTTGTTAGCAAAAGTAATCGCTAACTTAGATTCCAATTCATCATATGAAAAGTCTTTAACCATTTCTTTAACTGGGTTAATTTCTTCTTCGGTGAGAAGATTTTCATATTTTTCTACTAGTTCATTTTTACGATTATTTTCAGCTTCTACTTGCTGTGCTTGATAGGCTTCAAGAGAAGTTTGTAATTCATTGTTTTTGGTGTTTAGAGTATCAATTTGAGCATTGGCGCTATCAAATTGAGCCTGTAGGTCATTATAGCGTTGCTCTAACTCGTTGTAGGAAGTTTGTAGGGCATTAAATTGCTCTTGTAGTAGATCATATTCAGAAGGACCAGCAGGCTCTTCTTCTTCTACAGTTTCTTCGACTTCAGCTTCGGTTTCGACTTCAGTCGCAGTTTCTTCTACTGTATTTTCAAATTCAGCAGTAGGCTCTTCAGCTGTAGTCTCAACTTCTTCTACTACGGGAGTTTCTTCAACAACAGTCTCTTCAACAACTTCCTGATTTTCAAATTCATTCATTGGTTGTTCTCCTCCCTTTTGAATATTTTGCGCCTCTTCAACTTGAGTCTTGAGGTCGGACAAAAGTGAAGAGAACTTGTCATATTGTGTATTATAAGTGTCATCATTCTTTGAGAAGAAAGCAGACACAGAAAAACAAGGTTCGTGGTCTCCAATAATACAGAAACCTAGCATTTGCGCGGTTTTATAAACGAAATATTCAGTGCCTTCAATATCTGCCCAATCGCCAGTAATAGAGTTAATATCTAATTCCATACTTTGATTTTGGCCCAATATCTTTTGTGCTTCTTCAAAATATTTGGTAAATAAAACTACAGAAAAAACAGCATAATCTCTTGTGACGCCATCAGTATCGGCAAATGGCTCCCAGCCCTCAAAGTTTTCTACATACCCATAAGCACTAGCAAGTGTAGGACCGGTATGAGAAGACCAGGATTGTGATTGAGGATCAAAAAAGCCAATAACTGGTGTGTCTCCTTTAGTAGCACTATCAATTAGCTGTTGTGCCACACTTTCAGTAATATACGAGCCATTGCGGTTTCCATACTTAGTGAAAACACGCACTTTTAAGCGACCCAAGTTTTGATTACTTTCAGAAATTCTTTCTAAAGGTGAAGAGACTATGACACTATCAAAATAAATAGGAATTTGTCTATCCATAGTCATTCTCCTTAACCTGCGGCCGCAATATTGGCCTGAGTTTTTTCGGATTTTTCTTCATCGGGAAGTTCTGGACGACCCCCCTTATTATTTATGTCTTTGGCTTCTGTTGAAACTGTTGTTTTTTGTGTTGAAGTGCCATTTTTTCCTTCCGCAGCAACAGCGGTTCCAGAAGTAGTATAAGAAGATTGTAATGGAATCATCTTACTAGACATATCAAGGAATTCATTTTCAAAATTCATTAAACTTAATTGATCCATTTGTTTAATGCCCATAGCTACGCCCGCAAACATCTTTGAGTAACCATATTGCGCACCGCTAAAATAAGATTGCTGTAAATCTTTGCGGTTAAAGACTGTGGTAGGTAAGATTTCAAAATCAAATGCTAACCCAGTGCGCGCAAATTCATCATTTAGATGGAATTTAATCCAGGCTTCATAAGCATTCATAAACCCCATCATTAATGCTTCATCCTTCTTAATAGCATAGGCTAAAGTAGAACTATTTTCAGCATTAAAGATAATAGAACTGCGGCCTAAGGCATCATAAGCATTCTTCTTATATTTTTCAATGCGGTCACTAGATTGAGTAGCCGCGCTAGTTTCTTGTAGACTTTCCAAATCAGTTTCACCAAAGGTGGTCAAAACATCTACGGTGTCTATATCTGACAGCATACTAGCAACAGATGAGTGAATATCCGCAACTTCATCAAGTTGGAAAACTAATTCACCATCAGATGTTATAGGCATCTGTTGAATTAGTAGTTTATATAATTCATTATCATCGCGTTTTTCTTCTCGTTTAACCGCATCTTTTAATTGTTTGAGGTCAGGAATACTGGAAATTAGTAGCGGAGTGGGGTCTCCCGCAAAACAGAAACATACCCCGCCCGCACCCGCAGGCAGTTCTACCCACGGATCCATTTGATAATTTACAGAAATCCATTTTCTATAGGCTTCTTGAACAATTTCTGGAAAAGTTAAAAGTGCCTCTAACTTTAACTCATCTGTAAGAAATCTATCAAAATAATGTAAATTAAATTCAAGAATATTTAAATTATTGAAATCCTTATATCGTGTGCGGCAATACTCTAACGGTAAATCATGAATAACTACCTTATCACCATCTTTTCTTAAAATACCATTATATACGCCCGTCTTTAACCATTCGGTAGTAATGCGTAATAGGGTGTTAGGTAAATCAAGACGATCTACAAACTTACACGCGCTATAAAAGGCTTTTAAAATTTGTGTTTTAGAGCCTTTTCCTTCTTCAAAGACAGGAATAACCATAGTATCATAAAGAAACAAGTGCGCAAGAAAATCAATATTATTTCTATATTCGCCATTAGTGCGGTAATAATATCGTGATAATTCGCGCAATGTTTCTAAATCACCCTCACGAATAATTTGCTCTATTTCATCTAATTCAAATTCACGGTTACGTACCGAGTTATCCGCACGGTATCCCCAGCGTGAATAAATCCGGTTTGAAAGGGGCAATCGTTTAGAAGGACGATCTTTTATTCTTACTTTAAAATTTGTAAAGTCATATTTTGCTCTATCGTTCGCGCCCACATTATTCACCCCCTGTTTCTAGGACTGAAAAAAGCATATTGTTTCATATTTCTTTTTTTCTTCGCTTTTAGAGCTTTATCTTCATAGTATTTTACTCTATAAAGACCATATTCCAGCGCGGAGAAACGGTCTTTTTGAATAGAAGTAGTAATACGTTCAACTTTAAATTGATTTTGAACACCCGTAGGCTTCAACTTCAAATTATTAATTTCGTCCATAAGACGCGAAGTCATCTCATAAGGGAGGAGGAACACCCTACGGTCATATAATGACATTTTCTTCCCTTTTTTCGTAGCCATAAGTTTGTCGCGGATAATGCGCTCATTAGCAAGAAAAGAAACAGAACCATTATTTACTTGCGCGAAAAAGTTTGAGTGAATAATATCATCATTAGATGAACCTGCTTTAATATCATAAATGATAGCATTTAGTTCAGGTATAGGTTCATCTACTTCTTTTTTCTTATTAGATGGTAAATGATTTTCATCATTAAAGGTAAAATAAGATGGGAACTTTTCACCAGTTTTGGCATCAAAAGAAGGTAAAACCATAGCATCCAATAAGCCAATACCAGGGCCATTACCGTCAATAACAATCTCTCGTGGATTATATAATTGAATGAGTTTTTTCAGGCGCGGGGCTTGTTCCGTAATGTAGTTCGCGCCATGAATAACTTCAGTATATACAACATTCTTTTTATAACCTTTGTCGTTGGGTAATACTTTGATTACCATAATAGCGGTGTTCGCAGAATAACGCGCTACGTCAACCCCTATGATATAGAAAGTATTTGGATTGGCTTGATAATCGGGGGCTTGACGCTCACATTTTAATAGTGTGCGGCGCTTTGCCAAACGCTTAGAATCAAACCACGCTTCTTTGTTATTACCAGTCCAAATAGATAGGGATTCGCGCGAAAATGATTCCTCATTCATTGTTGTAGAATCGCGCTGATCCATTAACATTTGTTTATTTACAATTCCATAGTGTAGAGGGATTTCATAACTAAGGCCCCAGACAAAATAACTATCGGGGTTTAAAACAGCGTTAACGGCGCACTCAATTAATTTACCATACATGAATACGGTTTTTTCGCGAGCCGTTGTGATGAAGGTTTGGGTTGAAACGGGTTCTTCGGGATTAAGTGTGCCGTCTACTTCACGCCTAGGAACGTTAAGTTGCGGCAAAAGCACTTCGTTGTAATCATCCTCCGATATGGTTGCAGCCTCTTCAAGAATGCCGCAAGTCGCGCGCAATCCGCGGCTAGTGTCTTTTGAAACAACTGTTATACTACTATTATTTTTAAAGTGTAGTTCATAGTAGTTACCGCTCTTCTTTTGCCCTGTTTTACCATCTTCTTCACGCGTGGCTAACTCTTTGCGCAAAAGAGGCCAATGGCGGAAGAACTCTTCAAACTTTGTTTCTGCTGTTTTAATAACGGTGCCTTTTACATCCGAAGCAATAAAGATGTTAGAATTAGGAAGTAGAATGGCTTTGACCAATGCCGCAAGATAGGCAGTAAATGATTTGGAAGTGCCGCGTGTAGCAGTTAAGAAATGATAGCGATAGCGCATGGACGCGCGCAAAGCAATTCTTTGAAAAGGTTGTAAATGCCAATGTTTCGCATCTTCTGAATCTTGTATCAAATCCAAAAACAAATCAGGATATAAAATCCACAGGTTCAAATAACTCGTAAAAAGTGCTTGATTATCATCTAAAAATTGTTTAGTAAGGACTACTCCTTTTTCTATTGGTATACCATCACGATAGACTACATCAGCCACTTAATTCACGGGTGAGTTCATCATCACCCTCAAACTCCACGTCAGCGGTTTCATCAAAATCTACCGCCTCGTTTTCTATGTTTTCTAAACGTTCGGTGAGATTGTAGCGTTCACGCTTTTCTTCTACTTGTTCTGCGAAATTACCTTCATTGGTAACTAAACGTTTGAGGTAATTTTGGACGTTTTCCATCATGAAGTCTACGCTATCTTTGGGTTCGGTGTGCCATTTTGGATGCCACCCCTTTTTGCCGTAGTAAACCATTAATTCACCTACCGATTCAAAGTCTGCGGCATTTTTAGCATTGGAGGCTTCAAACTTTGCGATTTTAATAATATTGTCGCGGGCGTCCATATCCTTCTTAATATCTAGGCCTTCGCGCAAACCTTTTTTAATGCGCAATTCAATTTCGCAAAGGTCGCGGGCGTAGTGCTCTAAGATAGGAGTAGAAACGTTTTGGGTTGCTTTTATTTGGTTGTAGAAATCTTCGAGGAAAAGAAGTTCTTCGGAGGAATAGGCGGGAGACCACGATTTTTTTAGTTTGCGCAATTTGCCTTCGTTGAGAACTTTGATTTCGTCATCAATGGTTTGTTCTTCGCGCGCAATACGCCATCTTTCATTTTCATCAGACCAAGATATGGAACGATAGTGTTCATCAAGAAGGGTGTTAAAGTAGGCTGAAAGGGTGCGGTCGCCGTGTATTTTGTAGAGGGTAGTCCATTTATCTAGGTCAAATGGTAGGTCTAGGTATTGGCATAGTTTATCAACCTCATTTAGATTGTCTTGCCGCACCATTTTTTCTAGGCAGGAAGTGCAAATGAGGGAGTGGTGGCCAGGGAAGAAAGGAGATTCGGTGTGCGCGAACTCGTATTCGGGTTTTTCTTGCTTACATTTTAGGCAATGCCGAGTCTTTATTGCGCTTGTCATAGGCAGACTGACCTCCTTTTGTTATGCGTTTTTTCCTCTCGCATTCTTTGCAATTGGAGGAGAACTTGTCTTTGCGGCTGTTGTTAGTGGCGAAGAAGTAATTGTTGCGAGGAAGCCATTGTTTGCAGGTGAAGCAGCATTTGCGGTCCTCTTGTGGGGTGGTGAGAAGCATACGATGTTTGGTTGCGGCAGCCGCCATTTTTTCGGGGATTTCTTTTGCAAGAATGGTACAGAGATGGTTTTCATTATATTTGAGGCCGAACTTGGCTTGTAGTTCTTCTACAATTAGGGGATAGGGGGTTTTGTCTATTTTGCGCGTCAGAATGTATTCGCGCACAGGCGAAAACCCAGCCATGTCAAAATAGCGGTCAAAATCATAAATGAGGGTGCGACCCCAACTATCGAGTTTTTCGCCCAACTCCATATAGATGGCGCTATAATGGTTGATTAGGGCCTTGATGTGCGCGGGGTTTTCCCAATCGAAGGTATGCCGGCGCACTACCCATTTTACTTCCTCCTTTCCGGTGGTAGGGTTTATTCGTGTCTCATAGTCGTCTATGTTGCGCGAGATGGTGTGGAGGAGGGCATTGTCTACTCGGGTTTGCCAATCTTCGCGCGCCATCCAGTAGTAGGAGTCGCTGTCCCAGTTGTAAGTTTGGGCTTTTGGTGGGGTGATAGAGAGAAAGTGGAGTGTGGGCTTGTAAGCGTCTTTTAGGTAGTATTGATGGCGTTTTATGTCGATGAGGGCGTGTTTAAATTGATAGAAGCGGTAGGAGTCGGTGAATATTTGGGTGTCGTCATCTGGCGGGAGTGTGCCTTCGTTTATGGCTTTGATGCGGTCAAGGCGGTCAATGGTTTCCCATAGTTGGGTCATGCCGGGGACGTCGCTATCACCGGGGTCGATTACTTCACCGGTTTCTTTGTTATATTTGGGCCGGCGGATGGTTGGCTTTTTCTTTGTATAAATGTAACGAGTTTCTAGGGTTTGGAGCGATTGTTGGTCGCTGAGGGGGTTGTCAAGTATTTCGTCTAGGGAATGGACTTTGTCTGCGGCTTTCTGAAACGATTTGTAGCGTTTGTCGGAGTCGGTTGTTTCGCCACGTTGTATGGCGTTTTTGCCCGATTCGTCTTTGCCGTAGAGGATGTAGGAGGCCATTTGTTCTAGTTCAGAGTTGGTAGGGTTGGTTTCGAGCGTGTCGAGGATAGTTTCTACTGCGTGGAGACGGTCAATGTCACGCTCGATAGAATAGTCGAGTGAGTATTTTTTCTTCATTTTTAGCATCTCCGTTGTGGAGATACAACTTCCTTCATTGTGTATTATATCATATTTGGGGCGGATTGTCAAGTGTTTGGGTGTTATTTTTTATTTTTAAAAAAGTTCATTTTTAAAAAAGTTGGTGGGATTTGGGGAGCGCCTTAACATAACCATAACAAGTCCTTAACAAATCCTTAATATAAGCCCCCATTGGCCGGATTTACACAATCTTAACAGACTCTTAACACAAACTTTATTAATTTGAGTTTAATTTTATGTTATAGCCAGGTAAATTCTATGTTATAGCCAGGTAAATTTTATGTTACGGGTATGTTAATTTTAAGTTAGGGGTGTATTGATTTCAGATTTGTTTTTTGTTAAGATCAGGTTAAGAAAAAATTACGGGGGTATTAACGTTTTATTACACCCCGGTTAACTGAGTTAACAGTTTCTTTACTGGTTCTTTACATTTGTCGATCTGCCCCCTTTGTTAAGATCTTGTTAAACGTTGCTTTAAGAGCTTGCAATTTGGGGCAAAGTGTGGTATTCTGTTCATGGGTCAAGAAAATAACGACTTTGAAGGGAGTTGACAGTATGAAACTCAATGCGAAGGAACGCCACACGGTCGCGATGCTTATCTTGGGGCTTGCGTCCGCCGGATATTTCAACATTCCCATGGACACGCTGGATGCCTACGCCATGGCAGACTATGACGCCATGATGGACGGGCGCGGCGCCGACTACTGGAACGCCGAATATCTGCGTTACATGCGTTTCATGGGGCTGTAAAGCCCCATGGCGCAAAACCGATTAAATGGAAGGAAGTGCTAGAATGAATCCCTTGCGTGAAATGCTTCTTAAGGCATACAATGACACGAACGCGGCTAATGTCACCGTTTTTGGCTTCTACATGAACGACCGCCGCGATGTGTACGCGGTAAAGCTTCCGGAGCTTCCGAATGACATGATTGTCATGTCGTGCGAATCGTCCGACCGCGGCAAGGTCAAGAAGCTTAAAGTCGGCACCATGTCCGACACGCGCCGCACGAAGCTCTTGACCATGGGCGCGGTGTATGTGGGGACGTCCGCCGAAGTTTTCGGCGATGCGAAAAACCGCGGCGATGCGTTCGAAGCCTACATAGCGCGTAAATGGTATGGCAAAGCCGACCACAAAAAAGAGTCGGTCGCCTACTGGAAGCAGGCGGACATTGACGCCGGAACCGAACAAGTATCGGTCAAGTTCGAAGCCGCAAGCCTTGCGACAGAGACAACAATCCGGAACGGTCTGGAAGCGCTCAACGGTTGAGCGCTTCCGGTGAACAAAAAGAAGGGAGATAATACCATGATGAATTTCTACACTTTCCGCGTCTACACCTACGCGCAGAACGCCGCCCACATGATGTGCGGCAAGGACGACCACACCATGGCGACCATCGAAGCGCCGAACGCGACCGAAGCCTATTACAAGGCGATGGCGATGTTCCCCAACTGCTACACCTACTACGACGGCGACCGCGCGGATTTGGACATCGTGGGCTTCTAATCGAAGCCCACGGTTTTCTGCCGATCTGCCGCCGGCCCGATCTGCCGGGCCTGCCCAGCCGGGCCTGCTCAGAGTCGGCCTGTGCCAGGACGCCAGAAGTCTGGCGGCCCGCTGCTTTCGCCTGGTAAAGCGCTACCGCTTTACCATAGTAAAGTAGGAAAGCTCGGCCGGCCAGCTCCGTCTAGCCGGCTCCAATCGGGCCAGGGTCGGGCCGGGACGGGCCAGCTCGATGGATGGGCCGGCCCGCGAATGTTAAGTTTGCGTAAAACGCTTGACAAGCCGGCGCGCAAGGTGTATAATAGGTACATCAAGAGCAAGGGGTCATCTCATGAAGTATATCATCGTCTCCGTCTCCACTGGCAAGCAGGTTCCTGCCCTCGACATCTGCGGCGCGGAGCATTGGGAGCCGCTGCCGATGCGGCAGGCTGCCGCCGTCCCTAGGAAAGCCACGCTTTACGATAGTAAAGCGTTAGCGTAGGAAAGCTCCATTCGGGCCGGCCAGCTCGACTCGACCAGCTCCACAGTCAGGCCGGCCAGCTCGGGCCTGCTCGCTGAGGGGCTGACGGGCCAGCACGAGAGCCTTGCCATCTGGCCTTCTCGGGCCAGTGGCTCACAGGTGAGCCGCTCGCATCGCCATAGCGATGGTCTTCTCATTCGCGAGACTCGCGGATTCGAACTTGACCTGATAGCGTTCACCGTTGGCGTTTACATCAGCGGCGAGGAAGTAGGGCGTCGAGGTCTTCTGCCATTTCTGCCCGAGGCTCTCGGCGATCCACTTCTCAAACGCATCACCCTTATTCTTCATCGTCAGAACTTCCTCGGCAGTGCCGATGTAGGAAGCACCGAGGTTCATCAGGCGAGCGCGAGCGATGTTGTTCATACGGATGCGCAACTTGTTGAAGCCGCCGTGAGTCTTGCTCTCACGATCCAGACCGATCAACCACGTAGGCAGGGACTTGACAGTGATGGCGTAGACGTTGCCATTCAGCAGGAAGCCAAGGATGTAGGCAGTGGCAGCAGTGGTGGCTTCGTAGGCGTTCAGCAGGTTCATCATAGTAGGCACTTCCTTCCTTGTTGGTAAGACTATTATAGCAGATGACCGGATCAATGTCAATGGGTTTACCGACTTTTTACATTCCGGCCGGCCCGCCAAAACGGGCACAAAAAGAAGGGCTTTCGCCCTTCTCTTAGTCATCGCACCACGCGAACCACTCATCCACCGTGAGGCCCTCCTTGCGCAGGTTGTAGACCAAGCGCTTGTAGCCGTTGCGGGAGGTCTTAGGGTCCAAGTCCCAGTAGTCGTCCTCAGCCTTGTTGATGGTGTTGAAGCGCTCCTCGGTCATATTGGCGACGATGATGCGGATGATGTCGATGCTCTTCATTGTGATGTCCTCCTTGTTTTTCCCTTTCGTTGATACTATTATAGCACCTTGCCGGGCACTTGTCAACCCCTTTTTGTGTAAAGAGAATGTAAAATGTCGTGCGCCCTGGCCAGCGCCGGCCGGCCAGTTTGAAAATGGTTTTTCTTCCAATGGATCGACATTTGATTCTGGCCGCTTTTCCGCAAAGCGCACTTTCGGGCCAGTCCCTCGGCCCGATTCTATTCTGGCCGGCCAGATTTTCACGGCCGGTTTCCTGGCCGATCAATCCTAAAATCCGACGCATTAATTTCAATTCCGATCGGCCGGCCAGCAATATCCCATAACCGGCCATAACCGGCCCGATACTAATCTGGCCGACCGTGACAGGCCTGTGTTTCAAAACCGGCCGTAATTTAAAAACGGCCGGTTGTTTTTTCTGGCCGAAACTAAAACCGGCCCGACTCCCGATACCGGCCAGATTTGAAACCGGCCGGCCAGCAAATCCCTCAGTCCGATTTGATTTTCACCGGCCCATATCACCACCATTTAAAATTGATCCTTAATCACGGCCGGTCAGATTTGGTTTTGGTTCACGGCCCGAAACAGGCCTATGTTTTCATTTCTCTCGGCCTGAAACAAAACTAGCCCGATTTGAAATTGACCGGCCCGAAACTATTCTGGCCAGATTTAAAACTGGCCGGCCTATAAGTCCCTCGGCCAGATTTAAAATTGACAGGCCTGAAACTCGGCCAGAGCGATTTGGTTTTTACTGGCCCGAAAGTCGGCCAGCACAATTTAACTTTCATCGGCCTGAAACTCGGCCAGCATAATTTAGTTTTAAACGGCCCGAAACGCGGCCAGAACTATTTAATTTTAATCGGCCTGAAACTATGTTTGATTTTGATAGGCCGGTTGGTCCTTAAACCCAATTTGATTTTCATCGGCCCGAAACACAACAGGCCTGATTTGATTCTGGCCGGCCCGAAAGAGAACAGGCCCGGTTTGATTTTGACAGGCCTGAAATAAAACCGGTCTAATTTGAAATCAACAATCCCATATAGCGATCGGCCAGATTTGAAATCACCGGCCCTTAAACTCGACCATTCTAATTTGATTTTAACCGGCCCATAACTCGGCCAGAATGATTTGATTTTGACCGGCCCAGAACGACATTTAATTTTGATCGGCCAGCCATTCCCTTTTCTTAATTTAATTTTCATCGGCCTGAAAGCCAACAGGCCTGAACTAATTTCAACGGGCTTGAAATCAAATCGGCCTGATTTGTTTTTGCTTTTCTTAAACTAAAACAGGCCCGTTCCTATCTTGACCGGCCTGAAACCACATACCGGCCAGTTGCCTCGGGCCTGGTTTTTCAACCGGCCATACTC